CTAAAAATAGCTTGGTCATCATCACCAGCAATAAAAGCGTTCTCGGTTTTATTCCATATAGTTTTTGCCATGTCCCATTGCATAAGAGATAAATCTTGTGCTTCATCTATAAATACTACATCAAACTTTGGTGATAGATCAGACTTTGTAAAGTCTAGTATCATGTCATTAAAATCTATTAGGTTATATTCTTTTTTGTATCGTATTAATTCATTAGCTATAATTCTAAGTTGATCTCTTTCCAGGTCCTGTGTGTGTTCGGCCAAATCAAACTGTTGTTCTGGTGTTATGTTTCTAAGTTGTGCAAGTTGTATAATCCTTAAATACTCACTGTCAGATGTAAATATACCACCCTGGTCTTCCTGGTAGTCTGCGTATGTTACTGGGAACCCTAGCTTGTTTCCGAGATCTTTATAGTGTCTCGGTTGCATGACCTGATCTTTTTTCAATCCTAATTTTCTAAAAGCAAGTGAGTGCAGGGTTCTAAAGTATGGCAGATCATCCTCACCTAAATTAAAATCTCTCATGGCTCTGTCTCTTGCTTCGTGAGCCGCCTTCTGTGTAAATGCAAAGTAACCTATTTTATCTGGGTCTGTATTCTTAAGATAACTGTCTACTTTGTTTAACAAAGTTGTAGTCTTACCCGTACCTGGTGGTCCTAATACAATTGTTCTCATGAAAAAATATATTTTTTAATTTTTGCTTGTACATCTGCAGAATTATTTTTACCCGTGTTGCAGTTATCTTTTTGTGTAACCCATTCAAGATTAGAAATTTCATAATTTACCTTGGTTCTATCAATATGATTAACTACCCAATAGTTTTTAGATGTATAGAAAGTATCCGGAAGAGTAAAAAAAGCTAATCCAACTAATCGATGTATCCTAGAAATAATTTTACATTTTTTACCATTTTCATCACCGGATAAACCAACCTTTGGATAAAAATCCGTTAAGGTTGAACTTGCATTTAAAATTTTTCCAGTAAATTGATTTTGAACATAAGGAAAAATATTTCCTTGTTTTGGTCTATACATATTATATCCTCCTTTTTTAAAAATAAAATATTTTCCAACAGGAAGATTTTTGTATTGAAAATCCCCATTTCCATATTTTGATCGAGCAGGGTCATCTGGAACTGTAGACAAATCTACATAATCAACATTTTTAATTTTATTTTTAAATTTAGGATCTTCAAATAAAGTTAATTGATCTGATATCATTAATATGGATCCTTTGGTTTTAATTCTTTTTGATTGTAGTCATCATTTTTTTTGTCAAATTGTTTAACTACAAATACAGATATTCTCTCTTTACCAATACGTTTGTCATCACAGTTGCATGCTTCTTTTAACATTTGTGCAGTACGTTGATAATTTATGTCCCAACGTTTTCTAATTAAAAACTGATTAAAGAATCTATCAAACACAAAATGGTGATTGCCTTCGCTAGTCCACACACCACCTTTCTTAAGATCATTCTTGTCTGTAGATACTTGTCTGTTTAAACAATACTCTTCTAAATGATTTTGTAATTGATCTTGTGTAGTCACACCTTCTGGTGGATCTATTGGTTCGTGGTTCTTCATTAGTGGATTTATAATCATGTCCCAGTCTTTAGGTTTTACTGTAGGTGGTTTAAAATCTAACTGTTCCATACATGCTTCCTGGAATAAACTTTGTTGTTTTAAAAACTTTACATTCTCTAAATGTAATCGTTCACCATCTACGTTTAGATAGTAGTACGGCTTTTCTAATTTAATTTTTTGTAAGTCTGTTAGTGCAGGAAATACTATCTCTTCACCAATACCAAACTTTCTTTCTCTACATAATTTTTTATCACACAAATTACACATCGGCGTGTCATTACATTTATAACCCCAATCTTTTTTGTCATGTTGTCGTTTAATAATTTCTACTTCAGACTCACTAAGTGGTGTTGTAGATGCTGTTGCGTTAAACAAAGTCATCTTACTTTTCCATTCTGCTGGCCATTTCTTTTTAGCGTATACACCAAAATGAAACATAGAATTATTACGACCACCTTCTGGTATTTTATTTATAGCCATAAGTTCTATACACGGTGGTGCATCGTCATACTCAGACTTAGGTCTTTCTATTTTAATTTTTGTAATGTCTGTCTGTTTTATTTCAGTATATATACTGTAAAATTCTTCTAGTGTTGCAGCTTCTCCATCTTGTTTAAATGCATAACGTGTTGTATCGTCACCATTAAAATATGGTAAGTTTAAAAAATTACCTGTATCGTCTGCTGATTTTAATTGTATTTGTTTTGGAAAAACTTCTGATCCGCCGTATCCTAGTAATGTTTTTATTTCTGTTAGCTTATCTCTCATTCTTTCTGCAGCTACGGGTTGATCCGAGAAGAGAAAGACGTGTGCTCCTCCACTCTTTGACCTACACACAGCCAGAGGCAGATTAAATTGTTTTATTTTATCTATTAATTTTTTGTGATCAAATCCTGCGTATGAATCTATGTCAACACAGCCCCATATACATTGATTATCTTCGTTAATTGGTATGATACCTAAACTTTGTTTACCATTTAAATGCATTTGCCACAGGTCCGTGGTCACTGGTTGACGTACAACAAATGACTGACCTTTTAATTTGACACCATTCTCAGCAGGTGCACTTACTTTAGTACAGCCATGAGCACGTTCCAATCCTTTAAATATCTTTTCAAACATATATTTTAATAGGCGCTTCCACTCTCGCTTCCGCGCCTACTCCTAGGATTTTATTTAGTATGGTGAATCTGTTTTAGATTCGTCTGATCCATGTTTAACTTCCACATCACCTTTGCCAACTTGTTCAGCAAAAGATTTTGCAATTCCATAAACACCTTGATCTTCAACCGGACCAACTTTAGATACTTCCCAACCAAACCATGTTCCTTTGTCATTTGACATCTGAACGGTTTTTAGATTGTAAATGTGGCTATATGTTGGCGGCGTAAACAAACCATTTTTACCCTGCAATTTAATTCCCATCATAATGGAATTCCATTTACGACTAATTTTTAATTGAGTCGCTTTCATAGAAAGTAAAGCAGTTTGCGGTGAATCACCTAACACAACTACATAATGATTTGCAGTGTTGTCAATGTAATTACCATTTGGCAATCTATCTTTGTAGGATTTATCACGAGTTGTTTGACTCATGATATCAGAACTAGCATCGTGGATTGCAACGGGTGCACCAGTGCCGGCTCCTCTGTCTTGCCATTCTATTAATTTTCTTTCATAGAATACTGGCAATACATTTATTCCTTTACTTCCATCATAAAGTTCATTTGTAACACTGTTAATAATCATGCCTGGTTCGGCATCCTTAACGTATCTTGCGTGTACTTTATTTACTTCAGGAGATAGTTGTCCTAATACTTTCAGAAATGGTAATGCAAGATCTTCTTGCGTCATATTCTGAGAGCCTTTATCTGCATCAGCTTCAAACATATTGACTGCTAATGCACCTTCTTCTTTTTTTACTACTTGGTTCATGTTTATTGTTTCCTTTTTATTGTTGTTTTATTTCCAACGAATACGTTGAAAAGTTCAGTAGGCATTTCTTTGCCGTTTTCTAATCGCTCCCGAACTAGCGCTTTTAGAGTCATGGGCTCAACCTTCAACTTTTGTGTTGGTTGATACCCACGCTCAGATGCAAGGTTCGCATAATCAGCGGCCTTGTTATCTTCGTTACGCCCAAATGATACGGATATCTCATTTTTGATTATATCACCTAGGTTATTGTCTCGAAGCCATTGAAATGCAGCGTCTCTATTTGCAATAGTTATGCTTGCACTATAATTTGGTTTAACATCTATCGAAGATCCATCCATAAGTTTTAAATGAGATAAACCCATTTCTGCCATCATGGTTGGAATTACTTCTCCAGACAAATGTTCAAAATCTTTTTTCTTTTGTTTAAGATTTTTTTCCATTAATTCTAGTTCTTGATCTAAAGTATTTAATTTTTGTACTTGATCAGCTAACGACTGAATGTTTTCTGTTTTACTAAGGACTTCAGTCTGATCCTTTTCAAAATCTATGTTACTCATCTATCTTTCCTCTTTCATATAAGTTAATTGCAATAGGATAATATTGTCTTTCTTGTTTATCCCATTTTAGTAAATTGTATTTACCGTTAGTCATGTCAGAAACTATTGAACACGCTACACCAATAATTGCAGGATCTCCAGTTAATAATAAATGATCTTCTGATGTAAAATCTTTTAACATTTTTCTAAGTTTAAAAATTAATGGACCAGGAG